CTTTGTATATATAAAAAGGCTTTCCTTCACTTTTCTTATAAAAATAGTTCGGCTTACTTTCACTCTTCTTGTAGAAATACTGATAAATAAGAATCGTAAGGAAATTAACTATGTATATTCTTTTTAGTGTAGCATCAAACTTTTTGTTTAGTATGTATTCTAAAACAATTGTTATCGAACTATACTTAGCACGCTCTACCACATCAGGACGATACACGTTAAATATCTGATCCTTAAGTGTTTGTAGTGGTTCTAGCAAATCACGAATCCAAGAAATACGCTTTATCTTCCTCTTTCGAACAGGAAGAAGTCTACGTATTTGCTTTAGAAATGTTAAATCGTAAATGCTCATCTAAACTGCTAAAATCATAGTTAAATTATTCCCATCTTCTAATCTATAAGTAGCTGTATTCTCTCTAATAACATACCCAGCCGCTGTTTCATAATCTTTTTTAACTTCTGTATAATTAGGGAAAACAAGTTTTATAGTACCCGGAGCTGTTATTGCTGTAGTGTCTGGCCTTGCAATAACTTGACGTAATACCACGTCTTTTACACCAGCTACCTTTTGCATGGCATCTTCAATACCTGAATTGCTTAATACCCCATCAAAAGAAAGAGTAGCTAAGTAATTTTCCACTGCAAGGATTACATTTGTTTTAACAAGTGAATCCACATACTCCCCATCATAATAAATATCCGCTTGGATATACAATTTATCAGATACCAGACTAATTACATTTATCTTTGTTCCTGCAAACTGAATTTTAGCCACATATCCTTTTAGAGAATTAAGCTCTGTCATAGTAAGTGGTACTAAATTCCCCATGCTATCCTGCTTAGCTACTTTTACTATTACTAATCGATCAATCTGTTGTTTAACAGAAGCTCTTTTTACAATTCTAAGCTCTGGAAGTACTGGATTATAGGTAGGATATCCATCTATTAAAACTACCACCTGTGGAGTTGTTACACTATATTGAAATAATAAAACTTGTCTTTGAAGCCAAGCAGCAGTACCAGGCACAGCACGTAATGCTATTAATTCTAACTCTCCTTTTAATATATCCCAGAGCTGCTCATGAAGATAAATACAAACAGCAACGATATAACGCCACAGTTTCCATTCAGCAACCTTTGAAGGAGTGTCTACATCAATATAAGGAGCTACTTCAGGATCTGTTTTTATCCTATTCGTTATATCATCTAATATCTGTGTTAATGTACGTGCCATTTATATTATTTCTTTTCCTGTTCTTATATCAGGGTTATCAATTATTAAATCAATATCTAAATCAAGTTCTATTGGTGATCCTGTTTCTTGAAGTCCATTTGTTACATCCGTTGCTTGATCGATTCCATGAAATATATATTCCATCTTAAAATCATATACATTTGTATGATCTAGATCTTGTTCTAAAGCTTGACGTTGTAATGCGGATGCACCAGCGGGCCTGAAATAATTCAAGCATTTATGTACATCATTTTGAAAATCATAGAAATCTAAATTTTCAAGTACTATGTTTCCATTGTATTTAATTCCACCATTGCTCATATCAAGAGCTTCAAAACCCAAATGCAGCCGCATCACAAAATCAATAGAGCTTACTCCCTGTCCTAAAGAAATGGAATTCAGAGTATTAAACTCTATAAACACACAAGGGAAATCAAAAGCTATTTCCTCCTCCATTCTATCAAATTGATTCCTCCACTCCTGACATGTTTTTAAGTAAGGAATGTCTGTAAACAATTTAAGCTGCACCGCTCTATGTACGTCTTTTATAAATGATGCCATTATGGTTTCATTATTTCATTTACTTTGTTCTTAATCAATTTCACTATTATACCGTCTAGTTTTTTTGATTTACCCATGAACTGGCGTTTAGTCATTATAAATCCTTTACCTCTTCCCGTTTTCAATCCGTAATTATGAACTGCTGAATACTTTAAATCACTAGTAATAAGTATCTTTTTCATAGTAGCAGTTTTTACTCGGATACTATTTCTTAGTGTATTACTACCATTAGCCTTGCCTATTAAAACTCCCCTTCCCGGATCGGTATTACATTTCCTTTTTTTCCATTTCTTAAGACCACTATCAGTAAAACCCTGATTTCGAAAGCTATCTTGGAAAAAGTTCTTTGCTGTTTCACCTACAAGCACTGGTAGGCTTCTTTGCAACGACTTTAATCCTCTGATCTTCTTAGTTAAGCTTTGTCCTAGTGTCATTTCTTCTTCTTAATTCGTTTTTCGGTCTTGAAATAAGGATGCTCATCGCTGAAAACCACCTTATCAATACCTGGGTTCATCTGAAAAAGCTCTGGAACGTCTGTAGGTGCTTTGAAATTAGATAGATCCGTTTCTTTACCATCAGACAATTGCTGAACTATACATCTACACTTCCACCCATTCATAGGCATATACTTTTTCCAAAAAGCATCGTCCACCCTTCTAATAATGCCATCCAGTGCCTTATGTGATGGTCGAACTCTTCCATCACCAACCGTTTGATACTTCAAATAAGGGAGTGTTTCCTTCTTATCTTCTATATCAACCCAATAAGCCGCATTCCTTGACTGCCCTACAGCTACTCCGTACTCTGTATTTAAATACGTTACGTTGTAATCATTATATTTAGCAAGAGCCTTTTTCTTAAAATCATTGAATGGAACAACTTCTCCATCCTCAACTAAAAAGCTCATCAATTCTTCAACCTGAGAGATCGTTTTAGCCTGAGAGAACACCGAAATATTCTCATTTAAAGCAGTGATCATCTCTTCATATGGAGTTCCTAACTCAAAATCAGAAACAGCACCACCAAACCCTTGCACTACTCCTTTCAGGAGATAATTCAACGTCTTATCTAAGATATTTTTAGGTAGCTTCTTTAAATTGATAACTCCTGAATATATCTTTTGTATTAAATCCTCTCCTTCTTTCTCTGTGAATGGGTTTTCCGCCTCATTCACTATATCCATATCCCCTAAAGCACTATATATTTCCTTTATTTGCTCAGATGTATTCGATATTGTATTGTTCATCTGATTGGTTGCTAGCTTTTTTTGGCCCCCATCTCCAAAGGGTTGATTGTTAGATGGTTGCACTTCTAATTTCTTTAATGGAATACCGAATTTCTCAGTTACCCAGTTCTCAGTATCCTCATTAATATCGAATTTGCCCGTGTTTATAAAATTAGTTGAGATAGTAGCTAATTGAAGTAAGGATAGTTTTTCTGAATGGTCGAACTTAAAGTAAAGACCTTTTAACTTGAACCCTATCTTGATCATATTAGGGATCAACTGATCGTTTACTAAAAACTCCAGCATACGCATATCAATGCGCGTAACGTCATTTAAAACGTTCTCATGTACTTCTGCTTGTGATAAAGAACTCCCGTCTTCTGTGGTCATCGTTTGACCTAATACGAGCTTTGAAATTTCTTTATTACATATATCAATAAGCGTTAAATATATTTGATGTCCATCGGCGTTTCCTGTTTCGATAAATTCTATAGTAGAATCTAAGTCAAGGACAATACCAGCAGATTGACCCATTCTTACAATATCTCTTTCTAAGATACGTCTGGTTTTCTCATCAGTCTTAGGTGATTTTATTACCTTAATAGGCATCCCGAACACCTCAGCACGCTCAGCCATAGCGTTAAGTGCATTACGTTTCATAATCACGTAAGGAGCTGCTTTATTTAAAAGTCCAAGATCGCATTTATCACCAGCGCACACATGCCAAGTAGCAAAAGGCTCTTTCGTATAGTCAAATCCTTCAGTTTCCCATAGATCCTCAGTTATAACACCAAATTCAGGTTTTACAAATACTCGTGGATATAGTTCAACACAAGAAAACTTATCATCTATTACGTCATTAAATTCTATTAGCGAATACCCCCAGAATACAGATTCTATAGCATATCTAAGAAAAGTATAAAACCACTGGCTCTCAAAAAGCATAGTAGATTTGATATCTTCTTTCCCGTTTTCATCTACTATCTTAAATTCATTCCCAATAACTTTATTGATTCTAGCATTCATTACACCTGTTAAGTGAGCATCTAGAAGTATTTCTGGGTATAAATTATTATATAGTGAGGATCGGTCTTTATTATCACCTACAGCGGATGTATATGCATTTCTCCATCTTTTTATATCGATGCTAGAAGTATAGATACGATTATATATTTGTAGCGTATTGAACCCATCAGATGGATTTTTTTTACTATCTACATAGTTTTTCTGCTCAGCTGCTTTAGGCCTATCCTTAGATAAATTATGTATTTGCTTTCTTTTATTACCCATTTCTAATACATATTTACTTTTTTAGGCTCGCTGCGAATTCTATTAATATATTGAGGCACTACTTTTTCTGGTAGGTCCGCATTTAAAATACCATGAGCTACATCGGTAAGCCATTTAATAGCACTTGTTTTCTCAGGGTCTCCGTCTCCATTGTAACGCATTCTTCTTAGCTGAGGAATGTTGCTAGGGCTTATTCTAGAATGAAAATGATATAAGGCAATATCAATCAAAACCTGTTTTATTTGATGATTACGATTATCACCTTCTACCCAACTGTTTGTATCAGTAGGCAATGCATTATTAAAAGTGGATGGATAAATTTCCCAAGCAGTAGGCGAATCAAGTACTATTGGGTAATTCCTCCAATACCCGTGCGGAAAATACCCGTCATACGATGTATCATAAAAATATGAATCCCAAGAAGGGTAGTATACCCTGTTAGGGGTAACATTTATTGAAGGGCTTGTTGCTCTGAATAAAGAATAATAATAAAAAACTATATTATTTTCTACATAATTTTTAGAAGGGTCATATTTAGCCGCACCTTGTTTTACTGAATATATAGTATCGTTTTTATACTGTGGTATCCAGTACAGGGTATTCGTAGGAAGTGTCCCAGCTATTGCAGCAGTGTTATTCTTTTTATAGATAAATCCATTATAGGAAACAAAACTGTTGGTTGTATAAACTATATTATTTACCCAAGCAGGGTAGTTAGCATATATCCGATCATACTGAACGTAGTTCTGATTAGAATCGTATACCTGATTAGTTTCGTTGAATATTTTCTCTACATAATATCGTGGAGAAAGGTAGCTAGTCGCCTCGTCGATAGCTAGTTTTATTACTTCGTCTAGATATAAATCAGCTGCACTTGATGTTCCTTTTATTTGTTGAAGGTTTTCAAGTTGTATCTGAGTACCAAAGTCTTTTTCAATAAGGAATGCCACCCATAAAATTAGGTAACAACTATTTCATGAATAGTTTTTTGGGACAAAATCGGACAAGTTTTATTATATATATAAAACATAAAAGCCACTCAGGAAGTGGCTCTATGTAAAGAACAAATCTTATAACTTACTTAAATGAAACACTTACAGGAAGTGTAGTTGGGTAGACAGGATTCGAACCTGTATGGCCTTCTGGAATTATTTCATTTGCAGCGAAGAGTGGCATCTCTAAAGCCATGTGCCACCCCTCCCTTATATTAATTCCAAGTGCGTCTACCATTCCGCCACTACCCAAACATCTTTATTTTATGGATAAAGCAGGAAATAAAACCTTTACAAATATAAAAAAAATACCCCACCTTTTATAGTGGGGTATCAAGTATGATTTGAATCAAAACCATTTCACCAATCATACTTTTTATCACGTTTACATCGATGTATAGCAGAAAAAAACCACTACCTAGAGAATAGGGGAAAAACCAAACAGATTTAATTTCCAAAATATATAATGCAAATCTACCAATTTTTCTTCTCACGATCAACAACAACGTACTCTAATTTTCTATCTCCTGTCATTGATTTATTAAACTCATCAGCGAAGATAGTACAAAGCAAATAATCATTCG